CCCATTATTTATTTCTTATTAAACAAGAATATTTTTTTTTAAATAATATTCAATATTCTGAAATATTCTAGAATATTAATTTGAATAAACAACACCTCCCATACCAGAGGTTATTTTAAGAATATTGTAATTGAGTGCATATATATCAACTGGATTAAATGTTTCTGTAGAATCTATATCTGAAAATATTAACCTAGCATCATTAATCATACTAAAATTACAAGTACCAGAGGGTTGTTGTTCCTCTGGATGGAGAGCAAAGGAGTATACACCAATAGTCCCTAATCCAATGCCACCAGCGCCAGTGTGGTACTTCAAAACTTGTTGATTAATAAAATATTTTAAATTTTTTGGGGAGAATTGTTCTTTTCCATTAAGTACCAACTGAATTTTCATATTTGTTCTGTCACTGTTATTACACTTTTGTCCATATATAAAAGAAGGCGTAGTGTACCCAAACCCAATATCGTAGTCAACAACACGAGTGACAATAGGATTGGGACTTGCTGTTCCATCAAAAGTATTCCACCACTGAAATGGTACTGGTAGTGGTGGAGATGGATACGTTACTAGGTAGTCATAAGCAGGGTTATATGAAGATGTAGTTTGATCTATTAGGTCGTAATTATAAAGTCGTCCTGGTTTTGAAGGTTGTCCAGTAATTATAATTTCCTTAACTGGGTGGTTAAAATTTAATTTTATGTTAGTGGTATTTTGTGAACTTTTTCGTTGAATCTGCTCAATAAGATATTGATGTGTGTCTTTGGTAAATTGTTTACGTTCAACCGTATCTAAATAAACATAGTCTGCAAATATTTTAAAAGACTTTGATATATTAAAAAAATCGTTATCATCCTGAATAGGTGTATTTAGTACAAGAAAAGACGATAAATCAGCAATATTAATAGTAATTTTAACTTCATGGTACTGCAACGCAATAAGGGGAAGAGCCAATCCAGGATTCCTACAAAACCAAAATTGTAGTGGTACGTAAGCTTCTCTTGGGGAATTTAATAAATTACATCCATAGGGATTTGTATCGGAGTCAATAAATTTAATACTTTTTGAAGTTCCCATATGAGTGTAAGCCATTTTATTATAAAGAGTGTCGTTTGTTAAATCATAACGAAGTCCTTTGTAGGTTACGTTGGTTTGGTTGTTGTTTTCATTATCTTCAGTAAGTTGTCTCCAGATTGTTAACCAAGAGCCGTACTGACGATCAATAACCTGTCCACCAATTTCAATTTCAAGTTGTTCAAGCATCGCATGTGATAAATCGCTAGCAATCGTATTTATAGTAATACCTTGATTTTTGTAGTATTCATACTTCTCTATTATTGAATCGTAGGGACTAAACTGTACCCAAAGTCGTTTAAGAAGATCTCCATTACGACTAATGGTATAACTTATACGAGTATTCAACCTAGGTACTCCGTCAGGAACCTGTTCAATGGATTCCACTGAAAAGTTTGTATGGCGACGATATACACTCTTAAAAAACGTAATTTGAGGTTGTCCAGTCAGATAAATATCCTGGGCACCGTAGGCGACGAGTTGTAGCAATGCTCCGCCCATAATATTATTCTTTTATAATACTAATCAAGAATATTTTTTTTTAAATCAATTTAATCTCTAATACTTTATATTGTAGATTAAATTCTTTTAACCTAGAGTTTTTGTGACCTAGCCTATATGTCAGATAAACCTCTCTCTTGGGACTTCCTTGAATTTTTACACATAGACTACTTGAAGTTTAATAAGAATAATGATAACATTATTCTTAATTGGAATAGGCAAGACCTCCCATACCACTCATAATTCGGAGTACGTTGTAGTTAACGGCATAGATATCCAAGGGATTCAAGTTGCTAACTGAAGCACCGCCAAATTTCATTTGAGCGTTGTCAATACGAGAGAAGTTACAGGTTCCAGATGGTTGATGTTCCTCAGGGCGGAGAGCAAAAGAGTACACACCAATGGCATCACGGTAAGACTGTGAACCATAACCAGTGTGGCAATCCCATAGCTGAGTGCGGGTGAAGTAGGTGATGTGGCGATCAGTGAATCGGTCAGTACCGTTAAGTACCAAGCGCATAGTGAGATCAGCACGGGCAGTCTCAAGATCGTTGGTAACCCCGAGGTTATCGGTGGAGGTATCACTGACGATCTGGAAGGGGGTAGCACCACCAGTAAGGACAACATTGTTATTAGGCTCCTCAACGGGCCGGGGAGTTCCGGTGAAGATGAGCTCCTTAACGGGATGGTTGAAGTTCAATCGGATGGTGGCACTGTTTTCACCTGACTGCACCTGGAGTTGGTCAATGAGGTACTCATGAGCGTTTTGGGCAAATTGGCGACGTTCAGTGGTGTCTAGGTAGATGTAGTCAGCATAGACCTGAACACTGGAGTAGTTGGCAACGGGGGTAGGGGAGCTATCGGGTAAGAACAAGTTGTCAAGAGTAGCAAAGTTAATGTTAAACTTAACTTCATGGTACTGGAGAGCAATAAGGGGAATAGCCAACCCAGGGTTGCGGCAAAACCAGAAGGCCATAGGGACATAGGCGCGTTTTGGGGCACGGGTGAGGGTGTTGTTATTACCAGTGTTTCCAACATAGTATCCACTATGGGTGTAAGACATACGTTGGTACATGGTAGGGGCACTGAAATCAGATGGGTTGTATCCGGTATTGGCCCCATCATCGTCACCTCCCCAAGTGTAGGTGGGTTCCTCACCGCCCCAATGGAGACGTCCCTTGGACCCGGTGGGGTTGCACTCAGAGAGTTCACGCCAGATGGTAAGCCATTTTCCGTATTGTTTGTCAATGAGCTGTCCACCGATTTCAAGTTCAAGTTGGTTGAAGAGGGCGTGTCCCAAATCAGCAGCGACATACCCAGTAGACCCAGAGGACAAAATACGACTGGGGTCGTACTCAACCCAAAGGTTTTTGAGCAAGTCTCCGTTACGTGAGACGGTGACGGTGACACGTCCACCGGGGATGGAGTTACCGTTAATGGTTTGTTGAATGGATTCAACTGCGAAGTTGGTGTGGCGGCGGTAGATGGCCTTGAAGAAAGTGATTTGTGGTTGACCAGTTAGGTAGATATCTTGGGCACCGTAAGCGACAAGTTGCATTAATCCTCCTCCCATTTGTGAATATTAAGTGAATGTTTTTATAATTTTATTAAATATTTTATTTTTAAAAATAATTACGAAATTAATAAATTAATTAAATTAATTTGAATACGATAATCCCCCCATTCCCCCCATTACCCTAAAAATATTATAACTGGGGGCCCAGAGAGTGTAACTAGGTAAATAGAGATAATCCTCCTCCGGTAGGGAATCTTGATTACCTGGATTCACTGTTTTATTTCTAAAATAAACAACAAGGTGAGAATTATCTATTCTTGAGAAATTACAGGTCCCTGACGGTTGATGCTCCTCTGGGCGAAGTGCAAAAGAATATGAATAAATATAATTTCCAGGAATTCGTGTATGGTGTTGGTATGGTTGAACAATGTGGAAATATTCTCCAGGACGCTCCTTAAAGCGGTCGTGTCCATTTATAAGTAATTTCATTGAATACAGAGGTGCAAAATCTGCGGCAGTCCCCTCTGGAATTTTGTTGTTTCCTAAAGAATAATCATTTTGGGGAGCGTTTGAATTATTGCGTCCAAAAACAAAAATAAGTTCTTTGGTGGGGTGATTTAAATTCATTCTAATTATATTTTCTGAATAAATATTATTCATATTACCAGACTGACTTTGTACCTGCTCAATAAGGTATTCATGAGGATTTTGTGCAAATTTTTTACGTTCAGAGGAATCTAAAAAATAGTATTCAGAGTATACTTTAAGTGACTCCAAAACAGGCGGTTCATTGGGGTTTATAATATCTGGTTTTACATACTCTCCATCAATAGTAGCAAGAAGTAATTTGGAGTACCTTTCTATATTAATTTCAAGTTTAATTTCATGGTACTGTAATGCAATGAGAGGAATGGCTAACCCTGGATTCCTACAAAACCAATATTGTAAAGGTATAAAGAGTCTATTTCCAGGACTCTTCGTTACATCGTACGGTACATAAATAGGGGAAGAGTAGTCCTTCCCGATCATTTTTCCATAACCCTCAACTTGAGATCCATTAATATTTAGTTCACCCCATACATCCATCCATGATCCATATTGTTCATCAATTCTCTGTCCTCCAACATAGATAGCGGTTCTACTAATAAGATAATTGCCGACACCCTGTATCCACCCAAAAGACGAATATCCAGTTAATCCAAATTGAGCTGCATCTGGAAGTTGTGCCTCTACAGTAATATTTCCCACAAGGTCACCATTTCTAGCAATAATAACACTTATGGTGTCTCCAAAATCAGCGTTACCGTCGTATGATTGTAAAATAGATTCCATAGCGAAATGAGTGTGTCGTTTATAAATAGCTTTAAAAAAAGTAACTTGAGGTTGGCTAGTTAAATAAATATCCTGCGACCCATAAGCAACGAGTTGAATTAATCCTCCACCCATTATTATTATTCTTTAATTAATATTACTGAATATTCTTTTTTAATTAATTTTAACCTTGGTAAGATCAAATGTATTTTTATTTTTATTTTTTTTAATGATCCATCCATTCTCTAGTAAATTATACAGATACAATGCTCTTAGTATAATTAAACAAGAAATTCTATCTAATAGTTCCATTATTATTTCCCGAATATTTTTAATAAAATGGTTTTACGTATTATTTTTGGAATAAATTAAATATTCCAGAATATTAATAAAGATAAATGAATTCACTAAAAATAGGAATAGTCCTAAATTACAAAAATGCAGAAAGAAAAAAGGATGAATTAATCAAAATAAAACAAAGTACCAATATAGACAATGGATTTGTCATCAATAAAAAGAAAAATAGATACGTTCCTGCTGATGTTGCACTTGGATTATACCTAATAGATAAATACAATGTACAAATAGACTTTATAAAACCTAACGAGATTTCATCAAGACGATTTAATAAAAATGATATTGTTTTTGTTATTATATATGATCTCGTAGAGGCATTTCATCTAAGTTCTCCCAAACAATTTAATATTTACAAGAATGTCTTAAAAAATTCTAAAAACGTCTATCCACCATATCAGTACCAAAAGTTTATAAATAATAAATGTACATATTATAAGTACCTAGAAAAAAAAGGAATTCCAGTTGCTCCAACCTACTGCGTTACCAAAGAAAAATGGTTTTCAAGAAACCCTAATCAATATATTACAAATTTAATCAAAAAATTTAATAGAAACAAATGGAAATCTATTGTAGCTAAACCTGTATATGGACAGGAGTCTATAGATTTTGCAAAATTTATGAATATTAAGAATAACAGGAATACTTTTTTAAAACTGAAAAGATATTTTTCCAGGATTATTCATAAGTACAAAGGAATTGTGATTCAGGAGTTCATCAAGGGGTTTGATAAGAAGAACCCAGAGTTTCGTATGTTTTTCTTAAATGGTGTTTATTCTTATTGCATAATTACTGTTGATGGAGATGTCAAAAAACCAGTACAAGAGAATGGTACCTACCGGATTGATGATCAACGTTGGGATTATCTTAAAAAATTCGCAAATAGGGTAATTGGGGTATTACCTAAAATACAATTAGGAAACAACCTAGTAGACAACATACTTATACGAATAGATATAGGATCTGGACTTGAAGATGTTCCATATAGTTATTTTATTAATGAAGTAGAATTCGTTCCAAGTCTCTACATTGAAGATCAAAAATATCCAGTAATCCAAACCCTTGGAAATAGTCTCCTAAAGGTTGGTGAATACTACCAGTCTTTTAATAATCAAATAAAAACAATTTTTTGAATAAAAAATAATATTCTGTAATATTAATAATATTAAGAATTAATGAAAAAACCACCAATTAAATTAATTCGTTTATGTAAACGTCTTCATATAAAATTATCAATATATCGTAATGGGAGGAGAGTCCCCAAACCAATATCACTACTAAAACGACAAATTAGAAATAAATTGAAAAATAAAAAAAATAAATTTAAATTTGGTTCAATATTTAAATCAATAAAAAATAAAGTGTCATCTGTAGCAAAAGCAGCTAAAGAAACAGCTAAAGCAGTTGTAAAATCAGCTAAAGAAACAGCCAAAGAAGTTAATAAACCTGAAAAGGAAGTTAATAAACCTGAAAAGGAAGTTAAAAAACCTGAAAAGGAAGTTAATAAACCTGAAAAGGAAGTTAAAAATGTAAATATAAATTTAAAAAAAATACAAACAAATTTAATGAATTCATTTACACCTACCACACATGAATCCGATAAAATAGATTTCTCTGGCTCTATTTTTAATGTACATATAAATAATCCTAAATATACACCTTTAAAAGAACCATATAAGTCGTTTAATCAGTACATAGAATTAGCTGCTTACACTAAACAAAAAAAAGCATCAATGAATACATTTTTTATGAATCAATTATATAATACACCTCTAGAGGAAAAACTCAATAGAATTAATTTTTTACTACAAAAATTAAATGAAGTTAAAGAATCCACAGAAAATTCCATAAATACCGTTAATGACAATTATAACAATAAAAAATCAGAAGACCCTAGTGGTTTTCAACAAGCATTAGTAGATCTATCCTAAGAATCAAATAAAAACAATTTTTTAAATCCACTTATTTTATTTCTACAGTAAAAACATTTATTATTGAGTTTGTCTTTACAGTTTTTACAAAGCGTATGACCACATGGATCTATAAAATATTCTAATTTTGATTCCATACATATTGTACATACACATGGGTGTTGAATGCTATTAAAGGACCTAATAGAATCTTTTAGACAAACCAATTCTTTATTAACGTTACTAATTTTTTCTTTAATTAAGTCCAACCCAAAAGCATCTGAATACTCCACTACTTTTGCAAATAGCAATTCTTTAAATGAATATTGTGTTAATGATGTTTTAGCTTCAACTGAGGATACAAGATCTACTAATTCTTGTACTTTTTCAGAAAATTTATTGACTACTTCTTTTTTTTCGGAATACTCCTGCTCAAGGTCATTTTTCAGAGTATTTAATTTAATAAGTACCTTTTTGAATGACTCTACAGTCATATTTAATACTTCCGTAGAATACTTAATTTTGATATTATTCCTAAACTCATCGGTAATTTCATCGGAATTATGAATGTTTAATAAAATATTATTTACTGCATCCTGGTCACCTGAATCAGAAAACAGTGAATAATTTAACGACGAGTAAGCATTGATTTCCATTAATAATAATATTATTAATATTAATCAGATTCTTTAAATTCAATTAATACAGGTCGTTCTGGTTGAAAAATTGCAAGAATTATTTCTAAAATTAGAATGAGTAATTTATTATTAATGATTACAATAGTATGTTCTAGGTATTCTCTAGAGTACTCCCTATATTTATCAAGTAATTTCTTAAATTTAATTAAATTAAAAAATGATTCGGAATATTCAGATAGGTCTAATATTAGTACAACCCTTATTTTTTGTTCAAAAAGGGTGTACAAAAAACAATCCATTTCTTCTTCTGTACTATTATTTTGTACATTAAAGAAAAATTCCATTTGAACTTACTACAATTGTATTATTTTCTACTGGTATTTTCTTAATATTATTATTTATTTTTTCAATTAAAGGTAAGTATTCTGGAAGAAATCTTGTAAGTATATTTGCAATAATAACTCCATTCGTAGATAAAGATTTTTTGCAATTATTTAAAAAACCTAAATTTAAAATATCCTTAGGTATTTTTTGATTGTCGTAGGCATCTATGAATATAGT